TTTATAAGGAGTTTGGGGGGAATCGGCATGGCTGAACCCCACCGGAGGGGGAACCCCCCTTTGATGTAAAAGGAACCCTGCGCGCGGATATACATTGATCCACACAAACACCGACCACATATTTCCAAAAAATTTCTAGCAAAAAAATTTACCTAAACCCAGACCCCCCTAACCCTAAATACCCCCCACCCTTCAAAAAATAGAGTCCCGTTTCCTCTTGACGTACATATAATTTTACGATTACCCTATGTCTTCTGGCTTTTACAGCCTGCGTTTGGAATCCTCGATGGATAGAGTAGAAAATTCTCCTTGGGAGGGGGAAAACCCTCCTCCCGATTTTTTGGTCCCTCTGGATTTACCCTATCCAGATACTTTGGCGACCGTGTTTGAAAACAAGAACTTTTTAGCGGGCAATCTCCCCACAGCTAAAGACAACCCACTAGACGCCACTGACAGGGCGTGGATCGTCGAAAAAGGCAAGAACCCTAACACCCCCACACCCCCACCATCTTTCGCGGCTCAGAGAGCCTTAGATGCGCACTTAGCTAAATTCGACTTTATAGTCCCCGGGTCGCAGGATCAGTGGCAGTCGTATATTATGTATAAGTATTTCGAGTTGTCGTTAGATCCAGATCCCAAGATTTCTAAACCGGCCCTTGATGCTTTAGCTAAAACGAGTGTGGTTGGTTTGTCGGTGGACAAACAGGAGATATCTATTTCCAATGTGACGACGGAGGAGGTGGACAAGCGGTTGAAGGAAGCCCTGCAGCGGTATGCGGGTGTTGCAATAGAAAGCACAGCGGTGCGGATCTCATGAATGTAGATCCTGTAATTTTAGAAGAGGCTTTGCGTAATGCGCCGCCCAAAGAGCGGGCTAGAATTCTTGGGCTTGTAGAAGAACTTAACAAGCGAAAAGTGCGCGAAGAGGCGCAAGAGGATTTTCTTACTTACGTTAATGCCGTATGGCCCGATTTCATATCCGGTGCCCACCACAGGCGTATAGCCAAAATTTTTGAAGCGGTAGCGCGGGGCGAGAAGAAACGGGTTATTATCAATTTAGGGCCTAGACATACCAAGTCAGAGTTTGCATCATACTTATTACCATCATGGATTTTGGGTAGGTTCCCAAAAAAGAAAGTGATGCAAATTTCCAATACAGCTGAACTCGCTGAAGGGTTTGGTCGTAAAGTAAGAAACTTGGTGGACTCTAGTGCGTATAAAGACATATTTCCAGAAGTGGAACTTAGAACTGACTCGAAAGCTGCAGGACGATGGAACACGAATTTTAATGGAGAGTATTTTGCTTCGGGTGTCGGTGGTACCGTTACTGGTCGTGGTGCTGACCTTCTTATCATTGATGATCCCCACTCCGAAGGAGAAGCAGTACTGGCACAACACAACCCCGAGATCTATGACAAAGTATTTGAGTGGTACACTTCCGGTCCCCGGCAAAGATTACAACCGGGCGGTGCCATAATTATCGTAATGACTCGATGGTCCATGAGAGACCTGACGGGTCAGGTGCTGGAATCCAGTGCAGCACGGGGTGGAGATAAGTGGGAAGTGGTTGAGTTTCCGGCTATTTTGCCGTCAGGCAAACCGCTATGGCCTGAGTTTTGGCCGCTAGATGAATTAGAAGCCATAAAAAGCGAACTGCCTAACGGCAAATGGATGGCTCAGTACCAGCAAGAGCCGACATCCGACTCTAGCGCGATCATAAAACGGGAATGGTGGCAGGAGTGGACCAAAGAAAAGCCGCCCAAGGTGGATTTTATCATCATGGCGATGGATACGGCCTTTGAAAAGAAGACCACGGCGGACTATAGTGCGGCTGTATTTTTTGGTGTGTGGGATAACCCGGATGACGGGGAGCAACCCAACCTTATACTACTTAATGCGTGGCGAGACCGGCTAGAATTCCCCGATTTGAAGGAAAAAACCCTTGAATTGTATAAAGAGTGGGAGCCAGATTCGGTCATTATTGAGAAAAAGGCTTCGGGGGCACCCCTGATCTACGAATTACGCCGTATGGGGGTCCCTGTGCAGGAGTTTACACCGTCTAAAGGCAACGATAAGATCACCCGATTGAACGCGATAGCAGATATTTTTGCCTCTGGAAAAGTTTGGGCACCCCCGAAGCGTTGGGCGGAAGAAGTAATTGATGAAGTGGCGTCTTTTCCTGCGGGTCGCCATGATGATTTGGTGGATTGTGTGTCTTTAGCACTCGCAAGGTTCCGTTCGGGGGGCTTTATTGGTACGACTAAGGACGAAGAAGACCAAGATTACAGCCTGTATAAATCCAGAAAAGCGGCTTACTATTGATGAAACCCCTGTATATACACTTAAGGGAGCCTATTGTGACAGTTGAAGAGTTTGAAGCGCTGTTTAAGAGGAACAAAGCAATGCCAGATAGAGACTATAGCCGGTGGTATGCAGATCCCGTAGAAAACGACAAATTTAAGGAAGAGTTTGGGGTTGAGAATTACGCTATAAAGGACGCCGTAGAAAAAGCGAGAGAGCGGACCAAAGAACAGTACGAGGCGTGTCAAAACATAAAATACATAGAAGAAGAAATAGAACAGACTCCGCCAGAGGCGTACCAAATTGCAGGGACACACTACGTCGATATGAAAATTCAACCGTGGGATGTGATTGACACAACCTTTGAACACGCTCAGGCTAAAGGATTCTATCGGGGCAATGCCTTGAAGTATATTATGCGCGCGGGCAGCAAAGGCTCGGCTAAAGAAGACTATCAGAAAGCACTGCACTATCTCGAAAAACTAATCGACATTCTTTAAGGTACATCCATGGCAATCCCAAACATTGATAAAGCGCTACTCCCACCCAGCCCGTTTGAGTCGGAAACTGATGACCAACCTATTGAAATTGTACTAGGCCCCGAAGATGGGGACACGTTGGAAGAAATAAACGTAGAGATGGACAAGGAGCCATCTTTTGATGCAAACCTAGCGGAGTACATGGATAGCAGTGATTTGGATTCTTTGGCTTCGGATTTGATGTCTGATTTTGACAACGATAAAAATTCGCGCCGAGATTGGGAACAGACCTATGTAGATGGTTTGGATTTGTTGGGGTTGAAAATTGAAGATCGTAGTGAGCCATGGGAAGGAGCCTGCGGAGTATTTCACCCTATGTTGACGGAGGCTGCTATCAGATTCCAGTCAGAAATGATTGCAGAGACGTTTCCGGCTCAGGGACCCGTTAGGGCTAAGATTATTGGTAATGATGATCGGGCTACCGAAGAGTCAGCCAAACGGGTAGTAGAAGATATGAACTACCAGTTAACCGAGAAGATGGTGGAGTTTCGTCCGGAACACGAGAAGATGCTGTGGTCCTTGGCGCTTGCGGGGGCGGCGTTTAAGAAGGTTTATTTTGATCCGGCACTTGACCGGCAGGTGTCTATGTTTGTGCCTGCGGAAGACTTGTATATCCCCTATGGGGCATCGGATGCTCGGTCAGCGGAACGTATTACGCACGCTATGCGTAAGACCAAGAACGAAATTAAGAAGTTGCAGTATGGCGGGTTCTATCGAGATGTTGACTTAGGTGAACCTACTAAAGCCTTAGACGATATTCAAAAACGCAAAGATGAAGTGGATGGGTATAAAGCCACCTACGATAATAGATACAAGCTGCTAGAAATTCAGGTTGAGCTAGACCTGCCGGGTTATGAAGATGTGGATGATGAGACAGGGGAAGAGACGGGGGTTGCCCGTCCATATGTAGTTACGATTGACCATGGTACCAGTGAGATTCTAGCTATTCGCCGTAACTGGGACGAGGATGACCCCAACAAGCTACCAAAACAACACATTGTCCAGTACACGTATATACCGGGATTTGGTTCCTACGGATACGGTCTCATTCACCTAATCGGTGGATTCGCTAAGAGCGCAACGTCTATTGTGCGTCAGTTGATTGATGCTGGCACGCTGTCGAACCTCCCCGGAGGTTTAAAGTCACGGGGTCTCCGTATTAAGGGCGATGACACCCCCATCATGCCCGGCGAGTGGAGAGATGTGGACGTTCCTTCGTCCAGCATTCGGGATAATATCCTACCCCTACCGTATAAAGAGCCGTCCCAAACTCTGTTTCAACTGCTTCAAAATGTAGTTGAAGAGGGGCGTAGATTGGCTGCAGTAGCTGATGTAGACACTAAAAGTATCAATGGTGAAGCCCCGGTAGGTACTACTTTGGCGATTCTTGAGCGTACTCTTAAGGTAATGTCAGCGGTTCAAGCGCGCGTATATGCGTCAATGGAGCAGGAATTTAAGCTCATTGCGGTGTTGATTAAGGACTATTTACCTCCCGCATACGACTATATGCCGGACTATGGGGCTAAACCGACTATAAAGAAAGAAGACTACGATAATGTGGATATCATTCCCGTAGCAGACCCCAATGCCAGCACGATGGCACAGCGGATTATTCAGTACCAAGCGGCAATCCAATTAGCCCAGCAAGCTCCTCAGATTTACAACTTAGCCCTATTACACCGTCAAATGCTCGAGGTTATGGGGATTAAAGACGCTGAGAAAATCATTCCCGTTGACGACGACGCGCAGCCTACTGATCCTGTGACAGAAAACATGTCGATTTTGAATATGAAACCGGTCAAAGCCTTTATCGGGCAAGATCACGATGCTCATATTGCGGTCCATATGTCGGCAATTAACGATCCCAAAGTATCTCAAATGGTCGGGCAAAGCCCGCAAGCCGGGGCAATCAAACAAGCATTGATGGCTCACGTTATGGAGCATGTAGGATTTCAATATCGTCGTGGTGTAGAGGAACAACTAGGCGCAGCCTTACCCCCTCCGGAACAGAAACTTGACCCACAGATGGAAGTGCAGATTGCCAAACTGTCTGCGGACGCAGCAAAACAACTGGTACAGGCTAATCAGGCGCAGCAGTCAAAAGATCAAGCGCAACAACAAGCACAAGATCCCGTTGTACAAATGCAGCAGAAGGAACTCCAGTTAAAAGAACAGGAACTGCACGACAAAAAAGAAATTGAAATCAAAAAACTGGAATCCCAGAAAGAAATCGCCATGATTAACAACGAAGCTAAACTTATGCTTCAGAATCAAGACGCTAAAGTCGAAGGACTATTTAAAGGGATGGACATAGCTACTAAGCAGCAAGAGATGCTGGCCCAACAGCCTCCAATGCCCCCTCCACCCCCACCTAACCCCGGTGCTCCACCCGCTCCGCCCGCACCGCCTATGCCTCCACAACAACCGCCTATGTAGGTGCTAAATGAAAACTGTACTTGATGTACTGCGTGAAGAATTGGAAGACGCGATTAACGCGCGTTCAAACGCCCTTGTTATGGGTGCGGTAAATGACTATGCCGACTATCGGCATTTAGTAGGGGTAATTACGGGTCTGACCTCTGCGCTTGAAAGACTAAAAGACCTGCAAAAGTATGATGAGGAAGACTAATGTCCGCGACAAACATCGACGTAAC